AAAACTTTTTGTGGGTCGAGAAATATCGACCAACTAGAATTGACGAATGTATTCTGCCAGATAATCTAAGGAATACGTTTAAAGAATTTGTTAAAACTAAATCAATACCAAATATCATATTATCTGGTACTGCTGGTGTGGGTAAAACCACAGTTGCAAAAGCAATGCTCGAAGAGATTGGTGCTACTTATATGATGATAAATGGTTCGGAAGAATCTGGTATTGACGTTCTTAGAACTAAAATCAAAAACTTTGCTTCAACTGTAAGTCTAGAGGGTGGTAGAAAATATATTATCCTAGATGAGGCAGACTATTTAAATCCACAATCGACTCAACCAGCCCTTAGGGGGTTTATGGAAGAGTTTCATAAAAACTGTGGATTTATTCTTACTTGTAACTACAAAAATAGATTGATTGAACCACTACATTCTAGGTGTTCTAATATTGATTTTACTATTAATAATGGTGATAAGGTAAAACTTGCAGAAGAGTTCTTCCAAAGAATCTTAAAGATATTAGTATTGGAAGATATAAAAAATGAACCAAAGGCTGTTGCTGAATTAATTAACAAACACTTTCCAGACTGGCGTAGAGTCTTGAATGAACTTCAAAGATATTCTGTTACTGGTCAAATTGATGCTGGTATTCTTATTAATATTTCTGAAAAGAATATTGGAGAACTAATGGCATCATTAAAGGGAAAGGAATTTACAAATGTTAGAAAGTGGATTGTCGGTAATCTTGATAATGACCCTATTAGGATTTATCGTAGGGTTTACGATGCGCTATACGATTATCTTAGTCCTAGTACTATTCCTCATGCTGTTGTTATTCTAGGGGATTATCAATACAAAGCAGCTTTTGTTGCAGACCAAGAAATTAATTTGTTGGCTTGTCTAACAGAACTTATGGGAGTGGTAAAATTCAAATGAGGTATGATAAATTAACGATAATAGATGATCTACTTGAACCACATGTTGCAGAACTAATAGATTCAGAAGTGCAAGAACTTTCGTGGGAATATGATTATCCTTCTAGGGGTGGTGCTCCTAGTAAACACTGGCATATTAAAGCATGTCATACTGAACAAAATCTTATAGATAGGGGTATGGATTGGATTATGCCTATATGGCAATCTGCCATAAGAAAGATAAATTTAGATTTACAATGGGAAAGAGTTTATTTAAATGCTCATACTCATGGATTAGAACCACTTTCACATACAGATGATGGTGATTTTACTTTAATATATTATCCTAGAATGGATTGGGGTAAGGATGATATGGGTGGAACTATTGTAGGTGGTGAAGTTGCAGAATATAAAGGTAACAGATTGATTTGTTTTCCAGCAAAAATGATTCACCAAGCAATGCCTGTATCTAGAAACTGTCATACTCTAAGAACGGTTATAGTATTTAAAACTTTAGATAAGGGTGGACAAATCTATAATAAGGATAGATTAGATGGCTATAAGGATTAGTCATGTATGAATTAAAAGAGTATTTAAATGCCATAAACTATACCAAAGAAAAACTAATGGACACACCAGACGAAACTTGGGAAAAGAAATATCTAGCCTTTATCGTAAATAAGTGTTTATTAGACCCAGAAACCATTCATCTTGTAAATGAGATGAACCGCCAACATCATCTAGATAATAAGTTGCAGTTTGACTTTTTACTAAATAGTCTTAGACCACGGAAAAGATTTAATCCTTGGTTGAAAGCAAGTAAACTTAAAGATCTAGAGTATGTAAAAGAGTATTATGGATATAGTAATGAAAAGGCAAAATCCGCTCTAAGTATACTTAATGATGAACAGATAAAGACTATCAAAGATAGTTTGAACAAAGGTGGAAAAAATGGAAGAGGTTAAACTGAATTGGAAACAAGATGATATGCTAGAAATCGTCTTGAAAGAACCAGACGATTTTCTCAAAGTCAGAGAAACATTATCTAGAATTGGAGTTGCAAGTAGAAAAGATAAAAAACTCTATCAATCATGTCATATTTTACATAAACAAGGTAAGTATTACTTAGTACACTTTAAAGAACTTTTTGCTTTAGATGGTAAAGAAACTAATCTAAGTGAGAATGATATCGCAAGACGAAACACAATCGGCAAACTGTTAAGTGATTGGGGTCTTGTAACAGTAAAGGGCGAAATCGAACCAGTGGCACCATTAAGCCAGATTAAAATAATTTCATTCAAAGAAAAAAGTGAATGGGTTTTAGAGACAAAATATAATATTGGTAAGAAAAAAGAAGAACCAAAAGAAATTTAAAAGCCTTGGAGATGGTGTATGGAAAAATTTGCCGATTTTTTTACTGAGGCCAAAATTGATACTGATATCGAAGTCGCAATTCTAACCAAAGTTAAATCTAAAAAACCAGAACTAGTAAGCAATTTAATTCAAAAAGCTTGCGAAAAACGTAATATTAAATGTCACATCATTAATGTTAGAGATGCATGGATCGCTGCTAACGATTTAGAAACTGGAATAATAACAGTATCTAATTTTGATGGTAACGATAATGATGTAAAATTTAACACTAGAAAGACTGTGTGTTTTGTTCGTGCTGGAGTTTTAGAAGATGAAATCGGACTCGCACTACTAACATCTTTTGAGAAGTCTGGTTCGTTTATGATTAACAATAGAGAAGGTATGTTGACATGTGATAATAAAATGTCAGCGTTCTTATCTTTTGAAAGAAACAGTATACCGACTCCTAGAACATCAATAGTTTCAAATGAAAAGTCTCTAGAAGATGGATTAAAAAGAATTGGTGGTAAGTTTCCAGTTATCATTAAAACAATTACTGGTACACAAGGTATTGGTGTTTCTATTGCTAAAGATTACGAGAGTTTAGTTTCTAATGTTCAGTCATTATGGAAATTTGGTGCTGAACTTTTAATTCAAGAATATTTTAAATTCGATAGTGATATAAGAACAATTGTAGTTGGTGGTAAAATACTAGCATCAACAAAGAGGATTTCTGCAAAGAAAGATTTTAGGTCTAATAGACATAGAGGTGCTACAACAGAACCATATAAATTGAATGATAGAGAAAGAGAAGTGATTCTAAGGGCATCTCGTTCAGTTGGTGCATATGTTGTTGGTGTTGACCATGCTATTGTAAGTGGAGATGTTTACGTTTTAGAGTGTAATGGTTCTGCTGGTATTGGTTCTAACTTTGCACTATACGATGCTACTGATACAGAGTCAGATAACAATGCATATATAGGAGAAGCAAAACCATCCAAGATTGTAGATAAGTTACTAGACTTTGTGATGGATTCAAACAATCGTAGAAACTCATTTCCTACTGAAGCTGGATATGTAGAAAGAATTGAAGTAGAAGGATATGGCCCACTAAGAGCAAAGTTTGATACTGGAAATGGAACACATGCATCAATGTTTGTAGTAGATAAAATTGATGTTTCTGGTAGAACTGTACGGTGGGAAAAGGGTGGAAAGAAATTTACAAGTGCTTTACAAGGTGTGTCTAAACCAGAACATGTTGGTAAAATAGACGAAAGACCAATCGTTAATGTCAACATCACTTTCAATAATAGAAAGTACATAGATTGCCCAGTAGGACTTACAACAAAAGATTCCAGAAGTAACTTTCTTGCTAACAGAGGACTTATGACTTTGTTTCAAGTTAGTGTCAATCCAAACAGAAGATTCGTCCTATCGGATTGGATTGAAAGAGGGGATAGTAACGATGAGGACGAGTTACCAAAAAAAATTAAATCATAGGAGATGAATTATGAAAATTGGCGAACAAATTATTTTAGCTGCAAAGAAGCAAGCTGAAGGTGAAATAGAAGTACATAAGGCAAATATTGCCGTATACCAAACTATGCCTGCTGGTATCGGAGAACATTCAGATGTTACAGAAGCAGTTATGGCAGAACTAGATAAACTATCTGCCGCACATGATAGACTAGAAATGATTAATATCTACTTTCCAACCGTAAAACAAAAAGAAACTTTATTTGAATAAAAGACTTGACAATGCCCACATTTTACTATACAATGGAACATGATGATGAATACTTTTTATACAAACATTTTACAATGGGGAAACCAACTTTTTCTTAGAGAAGTTGTAAACGGTCAAAGGCAAGTTCGTAAGGTTAAATACCAACCAACTTTGTACACGCCCTGCGAAAAGGTAAGCGGTTTCAAAACTCTTACTGGCAAGAATGCTGCCCCAATCAAATTTGATAATATCAAAGATGCGAAAGAGTGGCAAAAATCATACGAGAATCAAAAATCGTTGGTATTGGGGTTAAACCAATATCCATATACTTATCTTTCAGAAGAATATCCTAATGATGTCAATTGGGATTTAGATCAGATTCTAATATACACTATTGACATTGAGGTTAAATGTGAGAATGGGTTTCCTAATCCACAAGAGGCTGCAGAACCTTTTCTATCAATTACTTTAAAGAACCATTCTAACAAACAAATTATTGTTTGGGGTGTTGGTAAATATACTAATAATCGTGACGATGTAACTTACATTGAATGTGAGAGTGAAATACATTTACTTAAAGAGTTTCTTATCTTTTGGGAAAACAGCCCACCAGATATTATCACTGGTTGGAATACAGAATTTTTTGATATTCCTTATCTATGTAATCGTATGAAGAACTTGTTTGGTGAGGATGAACTAAAAAGATTATCACCATGGCGTATGGTTCAAGATAAAGAAGTTTTCAGAAATGGTAGGAATCATCAACTCTACGATATTAGAGGTGTTGCTCACTTGGATTACTTGGACTTATATCACAAGTTTACATACACAAGTCAAGAGTCATATGCACTTACTCATATCGCATATGTAGAACTTGGACAAAAGAAAGATACAAATCCATATGAAACTTTCAGTGAGTGGTATACAAAAGACTTTCAATCTTTTATTGACTATAACATTCTTGATGTGGAACTAGTTGATCGTATTGAAGATAAGATGAGACTTATTGAATTGTGTTTGACTATGGCATATGAAGCCAAAGTTAATTACATGGATGTTCTTGGTTCGGTTAAATATTGGGATGTTCTGATTTACAATTATCTAAAGAAAAAGAATATTGTAATTCCACAGAAACGTCATTCAGAAAAGGCAGAGAAGTTTGAGGGTGCATATGTCAAAGACCCTATAGTCGGTGAACATAAATGGATTATGTCTTTTGACTTGAACTCTTTGTATCCACACTTAATGATGCAATATAATATTTCCCCAGAAACATTAAAATCTCTGGATACGGTAAAAGGTATGAAGGTGGACAAACTTCTAAACAAGGAAGTTGATACATCTATTTTCAAAGATACCACTATGACACCAAACGGTGCATTATTCAGAACAGATACAAAAGGTTTTCTTCCAGAGTTGATGGAAAACATGTACAATGATCGTGTCGTATTCAAGAAGAAGATGTTACAGGCAAAACAAGAATATGAAGATACCAAAGAACCAAAACTACTTAAAAAGATTTCTAAGTATGATAATATTCAGATGGCAAGAAAGATTGCATTGAACAGTGCTTATGGTGCTATCGGTAATCAGTATTTCAGATACTACTCCCTTGCAATGGCAGAGGCTGTTACAACTTCTGGACAATTATCTATTCGTTGGATTGAAAACAAGATTAATAGTTATATGAACAATTTACTCAAAACTGATAATCAAGATTATGTGGTTGCTTCTGATACAGATTCCATCTATGTTACATTCGGTTCTTTGGTAGAAAAGTTTAATCCATCTAGTCCAATTGATTTTCTAGACAGTATTGCAAAGGATAAGATAGAACCATATATCAGTTCATGTTATGAAGAACTCGCTACTTACATGAAAGCATACCAACAGAAGATGGAGATGTCAAGAGAAGTCATCGCTGACAAGGGTATATGGACTGCTAAGAAACGATATATTCTTAATGTGTGGGATAATGAGGGTGTTCGTTATCAAGAACCTAAACTAAAGATTATGGGTATTGAAGCAGTTAAATCTTCCACGCCTGAACCTTGTAGAAACAAAATTAAAGAGGGTTTAAAAATCATCATGAGTGGTGATGAGAAAATGCTAAATAAGTTTATACAAGACTTTAGAGAAGAGTTTATGAATATGCCACCAGAAGTTATCGCTTATCCCAGAAGTGTGAACGGTTTGACAAAATGGAGTGATCCTAGTTCACTGTTTGCCAAAGGAGCGCCCATTCATTGTAAAGGTGCAATTCTATATAATCATCTTCTCAAACAAAAGAAACTAGTAAACAAATATCCTTATATTCAAGAGGGAGATAAAATTAAATTCTTACATTTAAGAATACCAAATGCTCATCAATCAAGTTCTATTTCATTTATCACAAAGATGCCTAAAGAGTTTGAATTGCAAAGTATGATTGACTATGAACAACAATTTGAAAAGTCATTTGTTGAACCACTAAACTTTATTGTATCCAAACTTAAATGGACGGTGGATAGAACATATGGCCAACAAGGTAACTTAATGGATTTTCTATGATATTAAATAAACAAGATTCAATATATGCTGCTACAAAATTAATGCAATACTTTAAAGACTTTAATCGTATTGACGATTATTTTCGTGCAAGAAAGATAGAACGAGTTAAAGATATTCCATCACCATTGCCCGGCATGTCTATTGAAGATGATTTGTTTCAAGACTTTGATATGCATCCAGAGGATATGAATTTTCAAGTTGTAGAAGTACCTATGAAGGTATTTGATACTTTACTAGAAAAAACTGCATCATTTTCACCAGATGAGAATCCAGGCAAGACACTTAAACTTGTAGTCAAAGAAACAACTACAAATACTATTGTAGGTTTCATACGATATGGTAGTCCACTAATTAACTCTAAACCTAGAAATGATTTCCTTGGTGGTGTTCCAGATTTAGATATCTTTAACAAACGTGCTATTATGGGATTTAATATTGTGCCTGCACAACCATTTGGATACAACTGTCTTGGTGGTAAATTACTTGCAGCCATTTGTTGTTCTCATGCAACTAGACGTATGTTAAACAAGAAGTATGATACAGAGTTTTGTCTATTTGAAACTACATCTCTCTATGGTAATCTTAAAGGTGCATCCATGTATGATGGTATGCGACCATATTTGAGATATAAAGGCGATACACAATCTAAGTTTTTATTGACACTTGGAGAAGATATCTATATGGAAATGAGAGATTGGTTTACCGAAAGAAACGGTGGTGAAGACCTAATACATAAAGGTGCAAGTTCAAGAAAGTTAAAGATGCAGACCAAGATGGTGGGAACGGTTAAGGCATCATTAAAAGAATATGATACAAAAGCATATCAACTATTTACAGATGCAATGAATAGAGCAGGGGAAGTAACTACACAAAAAAGATTTTACATGTCAACATATGGGTATGAGAATGCTAGAGAAGTTTTACTAGGAGAAACAAATACCTTGACAAAAGCCGAAAACTATGATAGATTTGAACTTGATAATATAATTAAATGGTGGAAGAAACTTTCTACTAAAAGATACACTAAAATGATTAGAGAGGACAAAGTTCGTAGAGAACTAGAGGTCTGGAATAAAGACACTATGGATAAGATTGATATAATAAGGTGATTCAATGAAAATAACAATTGCAAGATTACGAAG